AGAGAATTTTGCCTCTTTATATTTATTAATTCGTGTCTGGATATCATTCGGAACAGTATATCCACCATCAGCTTCAGTTCCTTCATTCATGGAATTCTTCACACGGAATCCATTTCTTGCAGCCTGTGCAAACTCTGCTGTAGAATCTTTTGGTGTTCCTGCAGGAACCTTACTCTCCGGCACGGCTGCTCCATCGTCCAAGTCTTTCAGAATATCAAATTTATCCTGAAGCTCTTTCAGTTCATCTTTAGCTTTTTTTGCTTCTTCCAGTTTTCCTTCATTGGCAAGGTTCTTAACTTCATCTTTTTTCGCGTTAATCTTCTCCAGAAGGTCTAATAATTCTTTGTTCACGTCTTTTTCTCCTTTCAAAAAGAGAGATCAAACACCATACCGGTCAAGATCTCCCAATAATTCAGCCTTTATCTTTTCATTTTCCAGGTTTCTCTGATTAGCCTCTTTTGCTTTGATTTTTTCCATAACTGCATCTGCAATAGCGTCAATATCCAGAGTTTTATTTTCCGGTTCTTCATGCTGCTTTAATGCTTTTGGGGTCTTTGAATACTCATCAAAGTAATTACTTGTACAAGCTGCTGCCTGTACACTGTCCTCCACTTCAAAATCAAAATAATCAGTAGTATCACTTCCGACCATCCAGGTCTCTGCGTTGATCAGATTATTGATTTCCTCTTCTGTAACCCCTTCTTTTGTCTTCGACATGTATGTCTGCAGGATTGCTTTCTGGCAAATATCCAGAGTATCTGCATCTTTTCTCAGCTGATCTGCGTTCATACTGGTAAAAAAGTAACCATTTGTAGGCTTATGAATCATAAAGGTTCCATTTGCCGGAATCACAATCCGATCACCGGCACATGCAATCACAGAAGCAATACTGGCCGCAATACCATCAATATAGGTGGTAATCCTGGCATTATTGCGTTTCAACATGTTATAAATGGTAATTCCGGCAAATACAGATCCGCCTCCACTGTTTATGTGAAGGTTAATCTCCTGTATGTCTTCCAGATTTTTCAGGAAATCATCACACCATTTTCCCCAGTCATCAGATACGATATCCCCAAAAATATTCAGATCTGCTGAGATTTCTGTCTGATTGCAGATTTCCAATTTTCCTACATTCTTTTTCTGGTTTTTCAGCAGTAATACTGGCATTCTACTCACCTCCTTTGGTGTACTGTGTTCCAACTTTTTCAAGCGGAATATAATTTCCATTCACAATGAGCTTATCGCCATCCGGATCATCCGGCATATCCAGATATCTCCTCGCTTCATTTGGCTTGTATATTCCATTGTTTACAGCATCTTTTAGCATTTCCATCTGTGTCTTTGTATCAGTCCTCAAAATTGCCTTCTCATTAAACTTATAAAAAAATCCATTTTCTTCCTCTTTCAAGCTCAGAACTTTCGCATTAATCTCTTCTTCATACATCTTTAGTCTGTACAAAGCGGTATCAACTAAAAAAGCCAACTGCTGGGTTTCACTGTTTGAATAACTGGATTTTTCATAATTATTGATCTGATTCGGCTTAATACCGAATGCTCCGGCAATCTGAAGTGCGGAATACTTTTTTAATTCGAAAAACTGTGCGTCAGTCAGATTCATTTTCAGTGGAGTAAGCTGTAGTCCGATTGGGACAGGTATTACCCTTCCTGCATTTTTCGGGCCTGACAGTTTATCTGCAAATTTTTTCTGCAGTGCTTTTATCTTGCTCTCTTCCAAATCACCCACGTACTGTAATGCCATGCTTGCACTTAGTCCCTGACGATAAAGGTTATTCATAAAATTCTGACTTTCCAATGCTCCACCCACGGTATCTTGCAGAATTTCCCGCACAGATTTTCCCATAATTCCATTTAAGGAATACCAGGTTTTAAAGTGCATAACCTCACTGGATCTGAACAAATACTGTTCACCGGTCTTGGGATCATTGTACTGATAATACAGTTTCCCTTTTCCTCCAAACACACCAACATCATCCATATATACAGTCACACAATCCGCCTGCATTGGCCAAAGATCCAGGACTTTGTAATGTCCTCCATATTTTTCTCTTTCAAAGGTACCACGCATCCAGATATAGCCATTTCCATAATGCTGACAGTTCATCTCTGTAGTAGTCCACAAAGTTGTGGGTGT